ATGTGAAGCAGCAAATAATGAAGAATATACTATGGAAGATCTCTTTAAGTTTTCTGATTATTTAATTGCTGAAGAATGTCATCCAATGTTGTTTGATTTAGATCTTGTAAATCCTGAAGTATTGCCCGATGAACAAATTTCTTGAATACTTTTTAGGAGAATTTAATAATAGAAGACAAACTTTTCAACATCCTACAAGATATTCTTATATAAGGATATTACATCGGAAAATTTCCGATTATCTTATCTATGGTGAACAAGCATATGCATTTCGCAATACTAATCCATACAGACAATTTGTATTAGAACCAATACTAGAAGGTAATTCTATTAGAATAATCAATTATAGTATTGATAATCCATCTAAATTTATCAAAGGAAAAAATTTAGATCAATTAAGTCGTAAAAACTTAATTCTTAAAAAAGGATGTGATACAATATTTGTTGAAGATAATGGTGTTTACTATGGAGAACTAAAAGGATGTGACTGTGCTGTTAAATGGAACGGTAGAGATACATACTTACAAAACAAAGTTGAATTGGGAAAAAACTATTATTATGTTCTAGATAAAGGTATGTGTTGCAATACACATAAACAAGTATGGGGTTCTAGATACGGATATTTTAAATTTGTGAGGCAATAGTATGATTATCAAAGAGTGTTATTTAATTGCCTTGATTTAAATCAAGAAGATTATAAGTATCACATTCAAACAGACAAGCCCCTGTAGCATAGTGGTAATGCAGTCGCCTTGTAAGCGAAAGACCGCAAGTTCAAATCTTGTCGGGGGCTTTGGGGAATTAGCACAGTTGGTAGTGCGCCTGCTTTGCAAGCAGGATGTCAGCGGTTCGAGTCCGCTATTCTCCATTCCCGAATAGGGAACAAATTGGGATGTAGCTCAGCGGTAGTAGCGGGAAGCTGTTAACTTCTAGGTCGCAGGTTCGATCCCTGCCATCCCAGTTAGGGTAGATGTCCGAGTGGTTAAAGGAGAACGGCTGTAAACCGTTTGGATCTGCCTACGTTGGTTCAAATCCAACTCTACCCATTTTGGAGGTTGTATGAATATTCGTGGTGATTGCACTTGGAAAGAGCAATTTGATTACACATTTTTGTGTTTCAGAGAATTAATTAAGATTACATATTCTAAGATATAAATACCCTGAGATAAGAAAATTTAGGGTTCTAGTAATTATGGCTCTTACAAGACTTGATAATCTGTATTCAAGTAAGACAGGAAAATATCTTTATGTTTCTCCAGATGATTTCAATGCTACCGATGCACTTGACAATAGAGGTAATTCTCCATTAAGACCATTCAAGACAATTCAGAGAGCATTTATTGAAGTTTCTAGGTTCTCATACGTTCCTGGATCTGGCAATGATAGATTTGACCAGTTCAGCATTATGTTGATGCCTGGTAATCACTATATTGATAATAGACCTGGATTAATTGATACAACTACATCCCCAGAATTTTCATTTGATCAACTAAACAACGAATGGACTGATAGTTCAATTCTTGATCTAGGTGACACAAATAACGTTCTTTATAAGTTTAATGCTACTACTGGTGGTACCATTGTTCCTAGAGGTTGTTCACTTATAGGATATGACCTACGTAGAACAATCATTCGTCCTTTGTATGTTCCAGATCCAGTTGATAGTGATGTTGGTAGAACATCTATTTTCAATCTAACAGGTGGTTGTTACCTCTGGCAGTTTACAATTAAAGATGGTGATCTAAGTGAAAATTCACCATTGTTTGATGGAACTGATAATGTAGGTAAAGTTTATACACAACCAGAAGGAACTCTTGCAAGTCTAAAGACTCCTGAATTTTCTCACCACAAAATCTGCATCATGGAGTATGCAGAGAATAAAGAACTTGATCTTTATTATACTAAAGTAGGTAAAGCATTTAGTCAGTATCAACCAACAATTGATGACGTTGGCGAACTAGATCCTCTTGTACAAGAAAACAGAATTGTTGGACCACTATCTGATAGTAGAAGTATTGATAATTTACAAATTGTAGATAATCCTGGTGGATCTACATCTACAATTACTATCACAACAAAGATTGAGCATGGATATTTTGAAGGTCAATATGTCGCTGTTCTCAATACTGGACTTGATGAAGAACTAAACGGAACATTTAAAATTTCTATCAGCAATAATGATCCAAAAGTATTTTCTTATACTTATGAAAAGGTTGCTGCTTCTGTTGGATTAACTTCTGGTAATACTTATACTAATTCAACTGTTCCACAACTTGGAACTGGTGCAATTGCTCTTGCTGAGATTGACTCTGTTGAGTCTGCATCACCTTATGTCTTTAACTGTTCCATTAGATCTACATGGGGACAGTGTGGTATGTGGGCAAATGGATCCAAAGCAACTGGATTCCGCTCAATGGTCGTAGCTCAATATACCGGAGTTAGCCTTCAGAAAGACGATAGAGCATTTATTCGTTATGATAAATTTACCAATACTTGGAATCAAGCATCATTAGTAGATGCATTTGCTACTGTTCCTTATCACACCAAAGGTGATGCATACTGGAAGGATGACTGGAGAAACTTCCACATTCGTGCATCTGACGACTCCTTTATTCAGTGTGTTTCGGTCTTTGCTGTTGGTTTCTTTGACCACTTCTTGATGGAGTCTGGTGGTGATATGTCTATCACCAACTCTAACTCTAACTTTGGTAATACATCACTTCATGCTATTGGTCATAAAGGTTATGCATTCAACCAAGATAAGGGTGGATACATTACTGATATTATTCCTCCAAGAACTCTTAATGGATCTAGAGCTGTTGCAGAAAAAGTACAGTACTATAGTTTAGATGTTATTGAATCTAATGATGTAGATAACCATACTAGACTTTATATTGGTAGTGAAAGTGCATTAAATCCAGAAAATACTCCAGCAGCATCAATTAGTGGATATAGAATTGGTGCTAAGAGTGGAGAAAAATTATATGTAAAACTTGCAGGAAGTGAAGAGTATAGATCTGAACTTTCTCCTTCTGGATTTAAAAAATATACTGCATCACTTAGTACTTTAAATCCTCCCAATATCAGTAATTTCTTAGATAATTTTGCGCAAGATGCAGCAAATAGAATTATTGATAACAAAGAGTTTATTCAGAATGAAGCATATGGATACATTACAACAAAGTATCCTGCCTTGTTGACTAATGGAAATATTACAATTTCAAAATGTAGAAGAGATATTGGTTATATTGTTGATGCTGTAGTATCTGACCTTCGTTTGACTCTTGATACTAGTGGTGTTTTATCAAATGATTTTACTGATACATCAAACATTAACGTAATTCAAGCTGCAGAATCATATTATGTTAGTACTGAATTAGACTATATTGAAAATGAATTATCAGAGACTCTTGATGCATATGAGTATGTAAGAGATCTTTGTATTGCAGCAATGCGCAATTGGGATTATTTGATTATTGGTTCTACTATTACTAATAATGATGATTTAGTTACTGTTGGTGATACTGCAGGACTTGTAGTTGGTATGACGGTTGCTGAATACTTGTCAAATGATTTTACTAATGGAAAGTTAAATGCAGGTGCTACTGCAACAAGCAATATTCCTGCAAACACTACGATTACAGAAATTGTTAATGATACACAAATTAGAATTTCAAATGTAGCTACAGGAACAAATACTAATGCTTATTTGTATTTTGATTTGCTTGAGGGATTCTATGATTCTACTGTAGTTCCAACATCAGATGATACTCTTACTCAAGATACTGCATATCCTGAGTGTGGCAATATTGCAAACTTGATTGAAAGTTATTTTGCTGATATTTCAGACATTCTTTCTAATGGATTAACAAACAATAGTGTTGTAAGAAGAGAGTCACAAATTAATACTGCAAGTCTTGCAGTAAGATCAACAGTATTTACTATTAATACTGGTGGTGGAACATCAAATCCACATAACTTTGAGACTGGAACTGCAGTTAGACTTGTTCCAAGAGCAAAGGCAGGAACCAATCCAGACAAGAGATTGATTAGATTGCCTTCTGGATTCAATACAAACCAGAAATATTATATTATTGCTCCTGGAAGAAAGACAAGTCCAGAAGATTATTCAATCACCAGTAATTTTGACCAAACAAATCAAACTAAACTAATGCTTGCTAGCAGCAAAGAGAATGCTGCTGCTGGTATTTACATCTATTCACCTGAAACTGATGTAATTGATACTAATGTTGAAATTGATATCTATCAGTATGTTCTTGATGAAAAGTATGATCTCCATAAGTATGTTTGTAATGCAACTGGAGATGGTGGTCCAGAAGTATTAGAAACTGACGTTTCACACCATTTTGATGTTCCTGTTAATGGTGGAATTATTCAAGAAGTATTCTTTAGAACTGCTTCTGATATCAATGGAAGTGCTTTACCAATACTTTCGGCAGGATTTGGCGGTACTGAAATTGATACACAAACAGTTTATTATGCAAGATATATTAAGTCTGCTGGCCAAGCACAAAAGAAATTTTCTATTCACCAATCAATTTCAGATGCAATCAATAATGTAAGTGCTATTACTTTCCAGCCAGGAAGTGGATCTAATTTCTATGTTTTATCAAACAAGAGAGAAAGTCCATTAAGATTTGATCCTACCAGAGGAACAACTGGTATTTGGTATCTTAATGTAAAAGATGAGTCAAGTGGAGCTAACCCAGTAGCAGAATCTATTCTAACAAGACTTCATCAACCAGATTACAATGATGCTTCTGGACAACAATTAACTTCTGATACTTTCTTTGAACGTATTTCTGATACTAGAGGCAAAGAAGATAGAGTTTATAGATTTAGATATGTAATTCCTAAGTATCTACAATCTGTTCGTGATCCTCTTAATGGTTTTGTCATTAAGATGAGAACTGATGAAAAGCGTAGATTAGTTCCACAAAGACTATTGTTGTTACCAACAACTGGTGGACCTAATGTTGCACAATTCAATAATCCAGGAACTTCTGAAAGATTGGAGGCAACTGAATCTACATATGATCCATATGTAAGTCCTAAAGTTGTTTCTACAACTGCTTTAGCATCTCCATTTGGAAATAATAATTTCTCGTTTACAGTTCAATCTGCTCGCGAGGTTGATGGATATCTAGAACTAACAGTATTTGATCATGATATCTCTAATAATGCACTAAAAGGTAAAAACTTTACTGTAGTAAAAATTAGAGATTATCAGGGTGGAGACTTCACTATAGATCCTATTGCTGATACTCAAACAATTACTTGGACTGGTAATAGTTCTGGAACAGCATTTGTTCATAATGTTGTTGCAAATCCAATAACTGCATCTCAAACTGATTATTATTTAATTCTTAAAGGAGTACAAGGAACTTTAGATTATAGTGAGTTTTCTGATACTACATTTGAGCAGTCTGGAATTACTGCAGTATTAGATGGTAAACCTGATAGTGTTGGAGATTCTGACGGAAAGAGTAAGTCTTTAAGAGATGATTACTTGTATGCTACTCCAAGAGCTACACTTTATACTGCTGTTCCTGGAGATCGTATTTTAGATGATGCTGGTAATGAATATAAAATTCAAACAGTAGAAGATATTTCTGAAATTGAAGACACCTTCTATGTCTTTGATATTGACGAATTGCAACAAAGAATTGTTGGACAACAAGATGGTATTTACTATCTAACTGCAGTTAGAGGCAACATTTCACCATTCCCACAAGGTCCTGGTGTAGGTAATAACTTTAAGAACTTTAAGTTCTCACAACCTATCTCTCAACTTTATCCATTAAACTATAAGAACGATCCTCTTTGGTTCCAAGTTCAAGCAAATGGATTTAGAGATGATACAATCTTAGATCCTCCTGAAACTGTTTCTGCTGCTGACAACTACATTCATGGTCTTGTTACAGTTAATGATTATAAGAATAGTGAAACAAAAGAATCAACGCTTGACTTTATTAAGAATCTAAATCAAGATTCGCTTTACACTGATGCAGGCAATGATTTTGGTCTTATCAAAGCACAATCAGGTAATGCTACTTCTGGATCAGAAGATAGAAAGATTCCTATTGCTGGTAATCAAACATCTGGTAGTGCATCTAAATTGTATGTTGAACTACGTAGACCATCTATTGCAAGGTCTGGTAACCATACATTTGAATATCTTGGTTTTGGTCCTGGTAACTATTCAACTGGTTTCCCACTACGTCAAGAAGTTGTCTTGCAAGATGTTCAAGACTTCTATGCACAGGCAAAGCGTGAGGATGGCGGTATCGTTTTCTACACGGGTCTAAACTCTAATGGTGACCTCTACATTGGTAATCGTAAGATCAACGCTATTACAGGCGAAGAGACGTTCCTTGAGTCTGCAGAATTAGTAGAGAGTGAAGATGATTCTGATGATCTTGGAACACTTGTAACTACATTTGAAACTGCGGTAAGATTTGAAGACAAGATTACTGTTGAAGGAAGAGCATTCTTTAATAATGAGGTAGAAATTAATATTCAACCAGATCTTGGAGAATCTTTAAGAATCTTTAGTAATATTCCAGATGGTAGTGATGGAACATTAGATCGTGAATCATTCCCAAATCCAGATAATGGTGATATTGTTCTCACGCAAAATAAAATTAATTCTGCTATTTTTGCAGTTAATCCAAGAGGAAATACATCAGCTCCTGGACAATCATATACATTTAGAACTCATGTAAGTTCAAATATTACTGGTGGAATAATACCTTCTAATCAAACACCAGATCAAAATAAAACGTTTAGTAATTCTCAATTAGTTTCGTTTGGATCTGATACACCAAATCCTGGAGATGTTCTTCTTAAAGGTGTTGAAGTAGGATCTACTGGATCATTAGGATGGATCTATGCAAATAGTTATTTTGAACTTGATAGAAACAATATTTCTATTGTTTCTGTTTTTGCAGGATCAAACATAGTTAAAGTTACTTGGAATACCCCAAATACTAACAGTAGTGTTAAATCTAATGGTGTAAATCCAGGAGATTTTGTAAAAATTTCTGGATTAACTGGTACTCTTTCTCCCCTTAATGGAACATGGAAAATTGATACAACTAATTCATCAGATACTGATTATAATAATAATTTTGAAACTAGAGCATATATTTACTTTGGAATTAATACAAACTTTAACAATACTCAAGATTACCAATGGAGTGCTCAACAGCTAGTTGCAAAATTTGAAATTTCTGAAAATTCTTGGAAAGAAGTTGGTGTAATTGGTTCAGAGACACTGCGTACAAATACTAATCTAATTGGGGATTATAAACTTGGTATTAATACTGTTGCTAGAACAGTACATTCTTCATTTAATAATTCTTTTGTATCCTCTCAAACTGATCCAAGAGCAAACTTGGATGTTGTTGGTGATGCGTTTATAAGTGGTAAAAAAATTCTTTCTTATACTTCTGAATCTGGATTAATAAAAACTGAAACGCCTCAAGATAATGCTTTAATTGTTGGTGGAAATAGTGATAGTCCAAATTCAAATGCTACGCTAAGAGTTTCTACTACTGATCTTGATGTTGCAGATCGTGGATCTACTTATCAAACTGGTGGTAGAGTTGGTGTTAATACAAGAGTTGGAAGTCCTAATTTTGGATTAGACAAAAACTTTGTTGTAATTGGAGACTCAAGATTTACTGGAAATATTCTGGCAGAAAAAGACTTAAGTGTTAATGGTGGTGATATTAATAGTACGGCAGAAACGTTTAATTTGATTCAATCAAATGTATCAAATTTAAATTTTGCAAAAGATGCACAACTTGTTAAAGCATTTACTGATAATACTGGAAGTCAATTAATAGAAATTGGTACTAGTGCACAATCTCAAGATTTGTTTATTGGAACAAGTGCTGTAGATAGATCAACACTATTTCTTCATACTTCTTCTAATAGATCTGTAGTTGCATTAGCTACAGTTCCTGACTCTGTAAATAATAGTTGTGACATTCTTATTGGTGGTGCTTTCTCTGCTGGAGGCACTGGAAATGTAAGTAATTTTAATATTGGAACAAAGAATGTTATTTTAGCTGGAGAATTGACAATTGGCAATTATTATTCTGAAGGAAGCACTGGCAATCCAGCTAGAATTAGAACAAGAGTTTCTGAAGTAGAATTATTTACTAGTGATTTAAACACTAAAGTATTTTTTGCTACTTCTTGTCCAGATTTAAATCTTGGTGGATTTGGTGGATTTACTACAGTAAGAAATTCTCTTAACGTCAATTCTTCTTTAAATGTAGATTCTGATATTAAGTTAATCGGTGGATTAAATGCTGGTATTATTGAAGTAAAGAGAGCAAGATTCTCCAGTCCTACTTCTTCTCATGATATTGGAAGTCTATCAAATCAAAATATTGATGTTCTTAAATATATTTCTACAGGCAGAACTATTAACACTGCTGGTCAAGAAATTTGGGGAGATCAGTCATTTGCAATTGCTGGTGGTGGAGTCGTTGTTATATCAAGTCAAATTGCTGCAGATCCAAACAGATCTAGTGGAAATTATCTTAATGTCTCTCCTTCTTATTCTGGAACTCCTGGAACTGGTGTAGGATTGTTATTAGATATAATTGTTGATGGAGATGGAAATGTTACTATTTCAAATATTGCCAATCGTGGTACTGGATATGCGATAAATGATGTACTAACAATTAGTGATTCTTCTGTTGGTAATGGAGGAGCTCCAGATATTCAAATCACTATTGTTGATATAACTATTCCAGGAGCAAATTATATTTTACCAATAAGTGCATCTTCTCCTTCTGATTTTGCTGTAGATGATTTGTTATTGCTTGATAGAGAAAATCCAAATTCTCCAGATAGTGTTGGTGTAGTTGGACAACCTGGATATGTAGACAATCTTCGTGATCAACAGTTCAGTGAAATAGTTAGAGTTATAAGTGTTGTAAACTTAACTAATCCAAATGCTTCTGGTGGTTATGCACTTGAAGTTTCTAGAGCACAATTAGGAACAAGTTTACAAACAAATCATCCAGAAGGAACTGTAATTGCAAAACTAGACAGACAACCAAATGCTAGTTATTTAACTGGAATTGATTCAAATAATGATGGAGAATTAGAAACTTCTGGAATGCCAAATAATAACTCTGATATTAGAATTGGAGTTTCTGAATTTGGTGGAGTCTTAACTACTGCTGATTATCTATTAATTGATGGTAATGAACTTCTTTCTATTGAACAACTTGTTACTACAGATATTCAATCTTTAATTGTAACAACTGGAGATTCTGATAATGAAGTAAGATCTTTTGTTGTAGAATCAACCACTGGAAACACTAAAATACTTGGAGATGTATCAATTGGTATTGGATTTAATCAATTTAATATTGATTCTGCCAATGGAAATACTAATATTCAAGGAACTTTAACAGTTGAAGATTCTATTACATTTAACGGTTCACCTATAGTAGGTAATCAAAAACTAGTCGTAACTGATGGTACTAACGTTAAACTTGAATTAGATAGTGCTACTGGCAATTTGATTATCAATGGTGGAAACATTAATGTTTTCAAAACTGATGGAAGTAAGGCATTAGAACTTGTAAATTCTTCTGGAGATTTTACAACTTATGGATCTCTATCTGCTCTTGGAGATGGATTAAGTTCTTTCGGTGGATCTATTGAATCTGATGGCGGATTAAAACTTAATTTCCAAGAAGGAGCTGGTAAAACACAATCTGATGCTGAGTTCTCCATCAATAATACTAGTGGTAACGAAACATTTAAAGTTTCTAATAATGGATCTGTTAAAATTGCTGGAGTTGAAAACTTCTTTAGTAGCAGCGGCGGCAGAAAATGGCAGTATACTAATAATTCTGTAATTGATGCTGAACCTAATATAGGATATTTTGTTGATACATCTGCAAATACTTTAGTAAAACTTCCTGCAAATGCACAAATGGGAGATTCTATTCATATTATTGATATTGGTGGCAATTTTTCTAATACTGTAACTATGGTTGTGCGTGCTCCTGATAATACAGGAGTTCAAGGAGATAATACAAATACTGGCACAGAGTTGTTAACTGGTATTGTTACAAGTTATGCTGGATACACAACTAATGCTGGTGAACTAGTAGTACAAACTCCAAGAGCTGGATTTACTTTAGTCTATGCGGCAGCATCAGACCTAAATAACAACACGGCAACGCCTTCATCCAAAGTTGGATGGTATTTAATGGAGGTTTAATAAATGGCTTTTTATCAGTCATTAAGAACTGCAAAAGCTGCTGCAATAGGTACAATTATGCCATGGACTGGCGGACTTTCTGAAATACCAGATGGTTGGATTCTTTGTAGTGGAGGAACTATTGAAGCAGCATTATATCCTTTGCTTTCTAAAACCATTGGAGATTCATATAACGTAAGTGGTAATAGTGATTTTTCTGGTTCTTTTCCTAATTATAATGGCGTTATAACTATTCCTAATTTAAATAATAAAAATTTAATTGATATTGAACCTCAATATTTTGGTAATGCTGTTGGATCTACTGGAAATTCTGCTGATCAAGATAGTATTGCTGTATCTTTGATTCAACCATTAATTGGAACTCACTCTGATAATGGTGTTGAAGTCATTATTAATGATGCTTTAACTGATGTTGTTTTTGAATTAAATGATACTACTGGTTATTCTGGTAAAATTACTGGAAATACTATAGAACCTGGATTCGGTAATAAATCTGTTTATGTTGCTCCTAGAAAACTTGGTAGAGATCATTTAAAAGCACATTCACATTCTGCTACTTTTGAAACATTGGGTGGGGCTTCTAGTCAAACTCCAGGACTTGGAGTTATTCCATGGTCTAATATAACTTATACATTTGTAGCTAATGCTTCGCAACCAAGTCCACAACCTCCAGGTGGAAGTCCAAATGAAGACATTTGGGATTTAAGTTTTACTATGAGTGATTACACTAGAGGTAGGAGTGGTTTTGGAGCTGGAATTCCTGGAAGAGTAGTTGCTGGAATAGTAGGTGAAAATCCTCCAGTTAATGCTATACCAGTAAGAGTTAGTAGAACACCAATTACAACAAGTTTTATTAATGATAATAGATTTGATGGTGGAGATACTTTAAATACTGGAATTTTTGGAGCAGCAATTACAATACCTACTGGACAAAAAAATTACTATCCAGATCTAGCTGATAATGTTAATTTTGGAACTTTTCTTAGCAATCCAGCAACAGATTTTACTTTAAATACACCGACTCCAGGAATTACTGATAGAATAGAATCGCATTTTCATGATATTTTTGATGTTGAGTTTGATACTTCTAGTATGAGACCTGAAACATCTTTAAATGTTCCTGTTACTGCTCCAGTAACAAATGTTAATTTGGACAATGCTTCTAATACAGGAATATTACAAATTAATTTTAATACTACTCAACCTTCTTTAACTTGTGTGTATATAATCAGAGCTTACTAATATGTCTAATTATACAAAAGAAAGATCTAGATATGGTGGGTATATAGGATCTATTCAAATTCATGCTACTAATCTGTTAGCAAACAATAGCGATCCAAATTCTACTCTTTTTAGGAGTGCTTTGCCTGCTGGGTTTTTAAGGTGTGATGGTAGCATTAAAAATGCAAGTGAATTTTTAGCATTGTCTAGAATTTTAGGTGTGGGATCCAATTCTAGGTTTAGAAAAGATGGAGTAAATTTGCAAGATGCTGATTCTGAAATTGGAGCACTTGGTCAATTTCAACTTCCAGACTTAGGATCTAAAGTTATAAATCCTGGTTTGGCAACTGGAGTTTATAATGGAGAAAAAATTGAAGGTAGTAATATTACTAAAGTTGGACCTCAAATAGAAGTATTATCAAATGTTGGAAATACAGTTAGAGTAGATTTTGGTGGAACTTTTAATGCTGCTCAAGGATTAACAATTCCTATGAGATCAAATCCAAAAATAAATATGCCAAGAAATGTTGAAGAAACTGTTTTGGATATTGTTAATTTTCAAGGTCATGCGCATAATGCAAATACTTCTCAGATAAACATTACCTATAATCACGCTGTTGGGGGAGATGGAAAAGACAATGGGCGTACTAGAGGAAATAGTGGAGCTGGTACAATATTTGAATTTTCTGGATTAAATTCGGGAAATTTTTCTGGTCATACACATAGAATTGAAAAACCATTTACTTATACATCTACATTTGAATATAATTATGATCAGTTTGATATTGGAATTGATGGGTTATATAGTGAATTAGATATAGATGTTCAAGACAATATTGAAAGTTTAGATCAAGTTGTAACACCTTTTATTTTAGTAGAATACATAATAAAATTTTAAGTTAAAATAATTAAAAAATAAAATGGCACAAACAATAAACATACTTTCGACCCAAAATATAACCATACCTAGTGATGTGTATTCTGTGCAAATCACCATGTGGGGAGCTGGTGGTGGTGGAGAAAGTGTTAATACAATTAATGCAGGATCAGTTGCTGGTGGTGCTGGTGGCAATACTAGTTTTTTGAATTTAATTGCATCTGGGGGAAATGGAGGTCAAAGTAAAGTTGGGGGATCTGCAGGATCTTATTTTGATAATGGAAGTTGGTCAACTACTTATGGTGTGGATGTAGTTGGGTTTGATGGAAATTCTGGTCAAGTAACATCTGGTGGTGCTGGATTGAATAGTATTGGCGGAGGTGGGAATGGTTCACCTCAAGAAGCATCATTTAATGTATCAATGACGCATATTTTTAATAATGATACTAATGCAACTACTTTTAGTAGCACTAGCCAAGGAATTTCTGTTTCAATTTATAATTCAGGTGCAGATGATGGACTTCCTTGTGGAACACAAAGTTATTTAAAGGGATATGGGGTTAACTTTAATGTTCCTTATGACAATGCAAACTATACTATTACTATGAATAGTTTTTGTCAACAAGCAGCTGGTGGAAGTACGACAGGACCATTTCAATACGCTGGTTCATCAGATAAAACTGTTAATGGATTTAAAGTATATTTTTGTAGAATAGGTAGTAATAGTTATATTAGATGCTTCAATTTGACTGTCACTGGTCAAAGGAGTGCATTTCGAGGAGCGGGCGGAGGATCTGGCGGTAAATTAACCACATCTACAATATCCAGAGAAACTTTAATATCTGCTGGTTACAATCCAGGTGGAGCTTATAGTGCAATTGTAGGAACTGGAGGGTCTTCTGGAACTAGAGCTTTCAATGGGTCAAATGGCAAAATAACACTTTATTATATTATTCAAGCAAAAATAACTTTATATGCTGATGGAAATGCTACAGAAACGGCTATAATATATGGGGAAAGTGTAAACTTAACATGGAACACTACTGGTGATGTTAGTAATACATACTTGGAAAATGAAGAAGTTCCTAATAATGGAGGACCAGTAGCATTTACACCTGCTATATCAACAACATACACTGCACAAACAACTGGTCTGGGAGGATCAGATATTGACACTGTTTTTGTTAGAGTTTATCAGAAACCAACTCTTGAAGTATTTGTTCCAGTTTCTGTTAATTATGGCGAAAATGTTACTTTAGAATATCAATTTGAGTATGCTAATGTAAGTGTTGTTTTAACTCCTCAATATAGATATAGAAATGCAAATAATGACGGTTTTGATACTGTAACTGGAGATAGTGTAACAATAAGTCCTATATCAACATCAGCTGAATTTGGTGTGAATGGAACATTAGTTTCTGGCAGTATAGATTTAGCAGTTCCTTACGATGATAATGGACCTTTTGAAGTTACATATTTTGTTACTGCAACTGGAGATGGTGGACAAGAAACTATTAGTGTATCTGTTTTAGTTAATATTGATTTGGTTCCAACAAATATAATTATTCCAGAGACGGCAGCTTTAGTAGATGAAGATCCTGTTTTTGCTCCTGATCCAGACGCTTTTCCAAATTTAACGTTACAAGTGGGAGATGTAGATATTCCTGTAGAAGTTAAATCAAATAAACCGATTCAAATGAGCTTGGACAGCGGAAATACGTGGTTAAATATTAGAGAAAAGACATAATAAATACTTTTGGATATTTAACTATTCTGAATGGCTTATATTTTTAGACCAAATGTAGATGGTCCTGTTTATGTTAGTTCTGGAGATACTCTTCGGTTTCAATATGTAGCTCCATCTGTAAGAGGTTTTACGGAAGAAGTACTTATCTATATTGGAGAGTCAACTTATACTTGGTCTATATCTGTTCCTCCACCTGATTTTGGTGCTGATCCATTTATTTTTAATGATATATCAAACGCTGCATTAGATAGTTCTTTTTTCTATGCTGATGGTAGCAGACCAAATGAACAAATAGTTACTGTATCTGGTCTTTCTGAAGGTCTTTCAGTTCCTATAACAATAACTGCAAATTTAGTTGCTAATCCAAGTAATTATGGAATTAAAATAAACGATTCTACTGAATATATTTTAACTGATGGATCTCAAACGGTACAAAATGGAGACACATTTACCATTTTTGCCAAATCACAAAATCTTTTCTCTTCTGAAACTAGAGTTGTGGTAAGTGTCGGTAGCACTACTTCTTCTTTGATAATAACAACAGAACAGCAAGTAGCAAATAGTCCTTCACCAGTTCCAGATTTTCAAAATGAACTAAATGAAGAATTAAACGTTTTTGTTTATAGTAATGTTGTTCAAATTTTAGGTTTAACATCGCCAGCTCAAGTTTCTCTTTCTACATCCTCTCCAGGAGCAACTCCACAATTTGCAATTTCTTCATCAAATGCTACTACAGAAGATGTAAACGGATACAATGTATTAAATGGTGTTACTTTTGGAACTACAGGAACTGTAACAAATGGTCAATATTTACAATTAAGAACTCTTTCTTCTAGTAACCCAAGTACTTCAATTAATATTAATGTTTCTATTGGAGATGGTAGTGGTATAACTTCTTGGGAAGTTAGGACTAATAGTGGACCAAGTAAAGAACCAAATGCATTTACATTTATTTCTGTTAATAATATAGATCCTTCAATTTTAGTTGAAGCTCCAATGGTTGACAACTCTGGATCTTTAACTTCTATTAGTGGACTTGGAGAACCAGTTCCTGTAACTTTATTATCTTCAACTCCTGGATCTAATCCTAGAATAAAAATTAATAATGGTTCTATTGGAACTTTTTCTAATATATTTGTAGATAATGGTGATATAATTTATCTGTATAATACATCTTCTGCTGATGAAAATGGTATAGTAGAAACTCAAATACAAGTTGGAACAAGAACTATTGGCAATTGGCAAATTCAAACTGCTGGACCACCTATTACAACACCTGTTTTTATTCAACCACCTAATTTAACAGGACAACGTTTAAATACTTTTGTATCTAGTTCTTTAATAGAATTAACTGCAATTAACACTCCTATTCAAATTAATGCAACTAATGGTGCTTTAATATCAATTGATTCAGATACTCCAGTAGAAGGCCCTAGAACATTTGATCCTTCTGTAAATAACTTTGTTTATCTATCAATACTTACCAGTAATTCTTTAAATTCTGCAGTAAGTACAGATGTAACTTTTGGAACTGCTCCTACTTTTACATGGTCTGCAACAACAGCAGTTTCTGTTCCAGATGAAACTAACATTATTGGTACATGGTACAGTAGAAAAAATGAAAAATATGAAGGTTATGCTATAGGAACAGTTGTTCAAGTTCTTAAAGAAAGTTCTACTGATTATGGAAATATTGAAACAAGATTTCCTGGATTTATTGAGTGTGATGGTAGAGCACTAAACACATTTGAATATAGATTTTTACATGCAGTTATAGGTAATACCTATGGCGGATCTGATTATTCTCCAGGAGTTAGTGATCAGTTTGGTGCTACTACTACTTTTAACGTTCCTGATTATAGAAATAAAAAAATATGTGGAACTGGTTCTGTTGATGGAAATAGTGGATCTTCTAAATTTTTACCAATAGTATCTGGAGGATCAAATGCTCAAGTTGGAGAAACTGGTGGATGGTGGTATGTTGATAAAGTTGATGTTTCTGGAGATAATCCGTTCCAACAAGTAACTTCACCGTCAATAGGTGCAAATATTGGATTAGAAAGTCCATTTTTTACATTAGGTACAGTAAGAACTTTTGGAACTGAGTTTATTCAAGGTGAGACTACATTTACAATATCACCAACTTCTAGAGTTGATGGTCTTATTTCTGGAATAACTGAAGTTTTTGTTAATGTTCCACCTCACGAACATTTATTGTTGACTTCTGCTACAGAATCAGAGGGTGGAGAAGCAATAATACCATGGGGTACAAGAGCATATTATAGTACTGCTGCCAGTGGTAGTGTTAATAATGTAAGTGGTCCTGACGTTGATGAATCACCAGGTGTTGATACCTGGTTGAGAGGTCAATTTATATCTCTTCTTACTAGTTCTGGGTCAGGAGATTGGTCAGCTGAAGTTCAAAGAACAGGATTAAATGTTAATACTCTTAGTTATCCAACTACTGAAGCTACTACAACTCAATCGTTTGGAAATTATTGGTATTCTGATGGCAATTCCTTGAATCTTGCATTTCATCAAAATATTACTCCTACTTTTAATGATGCTGGAGTAATTGATACAATTTCTACAACTGCTTCAGTAAATACTTATATTTCTCCAGGAACTTTAAAATCTCATAGTCACGCTTTGGGATTAGTGCAATATACAAGTGTTGACACAGATTATACTTATGGAAACGTTTCTGGAGTTGGTACATTTAGTGGTTTAGGTGGATACTCAGATAGTATTCAAATAACATTTAATCAATCTGAAGTTTTAGTTGGATTAAATGAAGCACAATTTACATTTAGTAATACAAAAAGACCAACACCAACATTTTACTTAGAACCACAAAGAACTGTTCCAGTTGTAAATCAATTTCATAAAATAAAATATATAATAAAGGCATATTAAATATCATGAAAATGCAACCATATAGACCACTTGAACTGATGATTGATTCAAATTTGACTAAGTTTGAATGCAATGATTTTATTGGAGTTTGGGATTCTTTTGTCCCATCTTCTTTTTGTGATACACTAATAAATTATTTTGAGGATTTAGTTAATAATAGAATTTCTTTTACAGAAAATGAATTTTCAGAATATGAACAACAAAATAGTATCATGGGTGAAGTTCAATATAATGGTTCTTTAATTAGAAAAGATCTATCTATTTTGATGAATTATGTAAATCCAACTTTTACTTATCAAATTAATCAGTTTTTGTATTCATGTGTTTCTCATTATATTTTTAACTTTGATCAGTTAAAAAATGTTTCTATGTTTTCTAGTGATATTAAGATGCAAAAAACACCTCCAGGAGGTGGATATCATGTATGGCACTATGAAAATGCAGCTGCAACACATGCTCAAAGAGAATTGACATGGATGATTTATTTAAATGATCTTCCTGACGGGGAAGGAGAAACTGAATTTTTGTATCAAAGAAAAAGATATAAACCTAAAAAAGGAACCGTAGTTATTTTTCCTGCAGGAATGACTCATGTTCATAAAGGAAATACAGTGTTGACTACAGATAAATATATACTAACAGGATGGTACATTAAAGTAGACAAATAATGGAAGTAACTACCAAGCACCAACTAATAGAATTTGACTTACTTAACAAGTACATAATATTTTTTAATCTTGAGGATAATGGAGAAGTAAATCCAAATGATCCAATGCGAATAAGCGTTAATCAAGAGGTTTTAGATAAATTTTTAAATTCTGTTGGAAGTTTTTGGCATAACGAAAATGATATGCTAGAAGTTTTTGTTTATTTTAATACTGGTGAGTATTTGTGCCAAAGAAAAAAGTTAAAGTATAACTTTACAACAAAAGTAAATTATTGGGAAACTTATAATTTTAAAGGTGCAAATCATGAACAGTGTCAATTTTTAATTGATGCAATTGAAGCATTAAAAATTGTAAATGC